GGACTCAATGGGAAAGGCGAGTACAAGGTGCCGCCGAACACATGCTTCGAACCGTCACTGCCGCCGACGCTCGTCTACATCCTCGGTAAGGAGGCGGAATGATGCACGGCATCAGTCGTAACAAACGGCGCTCGCCGCATGCATGCCGTAGCGCGGTCGGGATATTCATCTGCGCGAGCAACGGCATAGGTCCGGCGCAATACGAGGACAGCCTGCGCAGGATAGAGCATTGCGTCATCTGCGGCAGGTGGTGGAAGCTATACGCCGCGTCCTCACATCTGACCATCTGGACCGAACTGCCCGAATGGGTGGTGTGGCTGCTGCGACACAAGACCTGGAAGACCATGCACAATCAAAAGAGGAAGGAAACGAAATGAGTGAGGAAACACTAGACCCGCCACTGCCGCCGATCGACGCGCGCACCGAAGCCGTAGCCGAACGTCTGTTCGGGCTCAAATGGGCGCTCCGCAAGGACTCCACCGAAATCATCCATGAGGAATGGCGGACCGCATCCGAATGGATCCGCGACGGATACCTGCGCCAAGCCATCGAAGTGCTCGCCGCCGCCGACCAAGCGGAACCCGCGAGCGCCGACGGATCCGATTATAAGGAGCGGATGCGCGTCGAATACCGCGAGCTGACCGCTCGTGCCGGCAGGCTCAGGGACATGCTGCAGCGGTATGCGGACGGCACGCTCGACTTCGAGCCCACCTGCCCGATCAGCCTGTTGAGCAGGCAGCTCGACGTCATGGACGAATACGCTCTCATCCTCCGCAGGCGCGCCAACATCGAGCACATCAGCCTCGGCTGCCAGCGCATCGACACGGCCGTCAGGGACGCCCGATGAGCGACACGTCCGACCGTATCCGCGCCGTCATCCAATACGTCACAGGCCTGTCAGCCGACCCCACAAACGAACCAACAAAGGAGAACAAGCAATGAGCAACGACATCGACAAAAGCGTAAACCGTCTCAACGCAGCCGAAACCATCCGCCGCCAGGCCATCGCACTGCAGAAACACATCAGCGAAGCGCTCGCCGACCTCCAAACCCTCAGCGGCAGCGAGGACATCCAGATCAGCCACGCGCTCACCATGGCCACCATCCAAGCATCCAAAGCACTCAAACAAGCCCACCTGATGCAGGACACGGCCGACATGCTCGACCAAGCCGACCAACGCGACGAGGAAAACAAAATCAGCCGCATGCTCATGCACAAGATAGCCCAACAAGGAGAATAAAAAGAGAGGCCCCACCAGCCGGCAGAACCTCCAAGAAACCAACCACAATTCTAGCCGAAAGCGGGACCATCATGAACAAATGCCAGCAATGCGGCACCGAAGCACAAACACCCCTCTGCAAAAACTGCGCCAAACACATGCGACGACAAATCACCAGCCTCGCCAAAACCATCCCGGAACTCCGCGCGCTCGCCGAACGCAAAGCACACATCGGCGAGCGCGGTGGTGGCGTTCGTGGTGGTGAGCCTGGTCTGCCGGTGAGTGTGCATTGGCTGGAGGTGTATGAGGAGGCTGCCCGTTTGATGCTCCGGTTGGCTGGTTGCGTGGATTTGAAGTGGATGCTGCTGCCGGTCGAGGGGTGGCGTTCGGCGTATCGGGCGTTGTGCAGGTCGTGGTCGCGTGTGGTGTGTTCGCCGTCGGCCGGTGATCTGGCCGATCGGCTGGACAGGATGCTCAGGCGCATTGACCGGCTTTCCACGCCTTCGGACGGCAGGGTGACCATTGTGCAATGCCCCGACTGTTCGGCGTCATTGGCCGTGCCTCAGGGGATGCGTGATGGCTGGTGCCCCGAATGCGGCGAGCGCCTTGATCTGGACATGCTGGTCTCCGGCCGTGTCGATGCCGCCGGACGTGCCGTCATGACGTGCTCGCCTGCGGAGGCCGCCGACTGGCTGACCGACCGTGCGGGCTTGCGCACCACTCGCAAGCAGGTGTCTAACTGGCTGGCTCGCGGCAGACTGTCGAAGGCGCGCAGGATCGGCCGTGGCGTGTGGGAATTCAATCAGGCCGAGCTGGTCGACACGCGGCTTGCACAAGAGGGTGAGTCCGCGTAATCTGTAAGAGAACTTGCACCATGCCCGAAGGGTCTGGTGCTTTTCTTTTACCAATGCTTATAATCGTCGCTGCTCGGCATGGAGCCACTAGTAACCCTTGGAGCCGGCGCATCGAAGGACGTCGACCATGGCGGCGACACCCGTTGTGTCGGTGGCCCATGAATCGGGGGTGGCCAGCTGGGGGACCTTCGCGGGAGACGTACCCCAGACATGCCGGGCCTCCGATGGGGGATTTGATGTACAAGGTATGCTCCACCTCCGGCTGCCCGCACCTGGTATCCTCCGGCTCCCTGTGTGACGAGTGCAGGAAAGCCAAGGACAAGCGCCGCTCGCGCGGCCGCAATCCATACACCTCGAAGGCGCATCGTCTCGCACGAGCCCGTGTGCTGGCGAGGGACCCGCGATGCGTCTGCCCTGGTGACGGACCCGACGGATGCGGCAGGCACCATGGCCTGTGCGGCGCCCACAGCACCATCGCCGACCATTGGCCGCTCGAACGCGTCGAACTCGTCGAAGCCGGACTGGACCCCAACGATCCGGCGCGCATGCGCGGCCTGTGCAAGCGTTGCCACGACAGCAAGACGGCAAGGACGAAACCTTCAGGCTTCAACGGTCGAAGCCTTCGCTGATTCATCTCATCTGCTGCGCGCATGCGGTACGTCGAGCCAAGCCGACGACGTCCGGCGCGCGCCGCAAGCGTGAGGCGAAGCGGAAAACGAAAAGTGATCAAGTCTTTTTCAATTCGGTTCGCGGCCCGCCGCGAAGACGAACGCGCGGTATTGGAAAACGTTGGAAAATCAGCGAAAACAAACCGGCGAAACACCCACGGGGGTACCCCCTAACGGATTGGCGCCGGAACCGCCGGAGAGCTGTCTCCGAGGTGCGGAGGGTTCAAAAGTTTCAGAGGGGTCGGGCGAAAGGCCCGGCTGCCGACAGCGAAGGAACGGCGCGAGGCCGTCCGACGATGGAGGAGACATGCCAAGAGGAGGAAAACGCGTCAGATCCGGTCCGATGCCCGATCCGTCGAGTGGTGCGAGCGAACGCAGGGGATACACTTTGCGCAGTCTGCCGAACACGGAATACAAGGGCCGGCCGCCGAAGTTTCCGCTGCCGCCTTATGTGCTTCGCGATTTCGACAAGGAGTCGCAGGAATGGGTCGAGGACACCGCCGGTTCGGAATCCTGGAACAATCGGGAGGCCGAACTGTGGAGGCAGTTGTGGCGTCTGCCGCAGGCGCGCGCGTGGAAACAGCCGCAGCTGAAGTACCTGCACTACCAGATTGCCTCGTACGTGCGTGAATGCGTGATCTGCGAGAGCTCATTGGCGAAGGCCGCGGACGTGGCCGTGAAGATCAGGCTCGAGGACCGCATCGGACTGTCCGAGGCCGGATTGCAGGCGCTCGGCTGGAAGATCTCCGAGGACAACGTCGACATGGCCGCCCACGAGGTGTCCGCCACGGACGTGGAGGCCGCCGCCAGCGGAATGGACACCAAGATCGTCCAGTTCCCACGACGCCTGAGGGCGTGACATGGCCGACGATTGGATCATCGACTTCCCGACATTGGCCGACCTGCAGGACGCGTGGGTGCAGCGGCATGTGCGCCAGCCAGACGGCATCCTCCGCGGCAAGCCATTCTGCTGGTCCGATTGGCAATTCTGGTACGCCGCGCACCGCTGGCGGGTGCGCGAGGACGCGGAATTCGTGCCTCCCGAGGAGGTCACGGTAGACAATCCGCTCGTCCTCAACCAGGCCTTCCAATATCGTCTGACCGGCTGCATTGGCCCGCAGAAGACAGGCAAGGGGCCGACCGAGGCCTCATGCGCGATACTCGAGGCCTGCGGGCCCGTCGTGTTCGCCGGTTGGGCGAAGCCCGGCGACGTGTACCGATGCTCCGACAACGGCTGCCCCTGCGGATGGGTCTACCACTACAATCCGGGCGAACCGAAAGGCATGCGTCACCCTTCGCCACTCATCCAGCTGACCGCGAACTCCGAGGACCAGGTGCGCAACGCCTACCGTCCACTCGTCGCGATGATCCGGCTCGGCCCGTTGAAGCAGCTGCTCAAGGTGCGCGAGGGCTTCATCCGCATCCTGCGCCCCGGAATCAACTTGGACGATGACGATCTCGACCTTGACCGCATCGATGTGGTGACCGCATCGGCCACCAGCCGTCTGGGCAACCCGATCAGCGATGCCGAACAGGACGAGGCCGGCCTGTACACCAAGTCGAACGGCATGCTCGACGTGGCCGACACCCAACGCCGTGGCGCCGCCGGCATGGGCGGCAGGACGCACTTCTGGACCAATGCCTACGACCCCGGCGAAAATTCCTATGCCCAACAGCAATTCGAGACATCGGCATCGGATGTGTGGATCTTCTACCGCAACCCCGACCTCAACCCGGACCTGCGCCACAAGGACGGTACGCCATACAGCTTCAACAACCGGCGCGAACGCCGCAAGATCCTCGAATGGGTGTACGCCGGAAGCCCGTGGGTGCCTTTGGATTCCGTCGAGGCGGAGGCCGAGGCCCTCATGGAGAAGGATCCCGCGCAGGCGGAACGCTTCTTTGGCAACCGCATGGTGCAGGGTGGTGGAGCATGGCTCGAGGACGGACTATGGGAGAGCTGCTATGCGGGACAATAGACCACTCAACAAATCAAGGATGCGGACGATGAGGCAATACAATCTTCCGCTGCTGCAAAAGGTGCGGACAGTTGGCCGATACGACATGCCAATGCTTGCAAAACAGGACGTCACCCCCCCTGACATGTTGATAGGCTTCAATTACGCGACCGGCAAAAAGACAGTCAAGCATTGCGGAATCCATTTCTTCATCGATGACTACCAGTTCCAGAGAGTCTGGAACCAGCCGGACAGATACATCGCACCGCTCAAACGCTTCCAGTGCGTGCTGACACCTGATTTCAGCACATACATGGACATGCCGGAAGCGATGAAGATCTATAACGTCTTCCGAAGCCGTCTGATCGGAGCATACTGGCAGGCCTGCGGACTGAAAGTCATCCCAACACTTCAATGGGCGGGCCCAGAGTCATTCCCGTACTGCTTTTCAGGCATTCCAAACAACTCCACCGTCGCGGTAAGCACGGTCGGAACGAACGACAATCCGACGGCAGAACTCTATTGGCGGCTCGGCATGCGATACGCGATCGACAGGCTCGCACCGGAAAAGATTCTCCTCTACGGAGATGCCATTCCGTTTTTCGACTTCAGTGGCATTGAAGTGGTCACATACAAAAACAGCAATGCGGAAAGGATGAAAAAATGGGCGGAAGAGGATCAAGCTCAGGCGCAGGACGTGGCGGACATGGCGGCGGAGGTGGAGGCTCTTCCTCTGACCTTTCATCCGTAAGCGACACGGATCTCACCAAGATGATGCGCGACGCGGGAAACCGCATGGACACCGCATCGGAAATCATGCAGAGAACCGCGCACGGAGCCACGCAATACAACCAGCGCATGCCGGAAAGCGTCTTTCCAGAGGCAACCAAGGCGAACTACGACAAATACCGGGCAGCCTCCAAGGCATTCCGCACCGCCAGGGCACAGCGCGACAGAATCTCCGACGAACAGATCCGACGCCAACCAAAATCAAGCGGCACAAGCCACGCATTCGTCAATTCCTTCGGCGAAGCGACGACAAGGGAGATCACAAACCAGAACTACCAGCGCTCGCAGAAGAGTTTGTCAAAATCGGTCTTGAGGAACATGGGATATTAGCGTGTCCGAGCATGAGCTTTGGCTTGAGAACCCGTCGAAGGGCACCGAGGTGTGCCTCGGCTTCGACGGCTCCGAGAACGACGACTGGACATGCATCAAGGCCGAAACACGCGAGGGCTTCATCTTCACTCCGCGCTACGGCGAGGACCGGCGTCCCACCATCTGGAACCCGAAGACATGGGGCGGTCGAATCCCGCGCAGCGAGGTCAACGCCGCCATGGACGAGCTCAACGACCGGTACAAGATCGTGCGCGCCTACTGCGACCCCGGATTCCGCGACGAGGTGTCGTGGGAGTCGCAGATCGAGGCATGGGACTCCCAATACGGGCCGAAGAAGTACATTCCCTGGTCGATGAGCGGCTCCAGCCGCATCACCGCCGTCTGGGAGGCATTGAAACGCTTCGAATCCGACCTCGAGCACCACGCCATCACCCAGGATGGCTGTCCGATCACCATCACGCACATGCGCAACGCAAGACGCTTCGCCAAATCCGGCGAACGCTACGGGTTGGGCAAGCCGAAGCAGACGCGGAAAATCGATGCGGCGGTGACGTGCGTGCTGGCGCATGAGGCGGCATGTGATGCACGCGCCGCCGGTTGGGGCAGGAAACGCAAGGCGTACCTGCTGACTGGTTCTACTACTAGGGGGTTCTAATGATTCGTACCGCCGATGACGTGAATCGCATGGCGAACCTGCTCGCCCTGAAGATCGAGAACCGTCGGCCGGACATCAGGAAGCACACGGATTACGTGCGCGGCAAGCGCGGCACCCTGAAATTCGCATCCGACGAATTCAAACGCTACATGGCGGATAGGTTTTCCGGCTTCGCCGACAACTGGTGTCTGCCTGTGGCGCAGGCGCCTGTCGAACGCATCCACTTCAAGGGCTTCATCCCATATGACGATCACGAATTGGACTCGCATGTGATGCGCGTGTGGGAACGGAACGACTGCGACCGCAAGCTGCAGGAGAGCGCGCTGATGATGACCACGACCGGACGCGCTTTCGGCTTGGTCACGTCGATGCCGGACGGCAGAGCGCGCATCAGCTTCGAACACCCGGACAGCGCGGCCGTGCACTACGATCCGCTCACTGGTGAGGTCGACGCAGGACTCCTGGTCAGATACGACGAGGAGCATGAATTCGGCACTTTGCTGCTGCCGGACATGGTGTTCGACGTGGTTCGTGTGCGTGCAGGCGGCGACGATGAGAGGAATCGTCTTCCACCGGGCGTTGAGGGTTGGCGGTTCGTTCCGGATTCGGCGCGCGCGAACCCGCTCGGACGCGTGCCATTGGTCGAATTCCGCAATCAGATGCTCCTGGATGACCTGCCTATCAGCGATGTGGAGCAGGTCGAATCGATGCAGGACGCCGTCAACGTCTGCTGGGCATACACCTTGAATGCTTTGGATTTCGCGTCCATGCCCGCCAGGGTCATTCTCGGCGGCGATTCGCTGTCCGAGCCGGTCTTCGACAAGGCAACCGGCGAGCAGGTCGGCGAACGCCCCGTGAACCTCGACAAGCAGGTCATGGAGCGCATAATGCAGATCACCGGCGACAACGTGTCGATCGGCGAATGGACCGCCAGCAACCTGCAGGCGTTCCTGCCGATCATCCAAAAAGCCGTCGAGCACATCGCGGCAGAGACCCGCACTCCTGGCCATTATCTGCTGACGAACGCCGAGGTGCCGGCCACCGGCTACGAGGTCGCGGAAGCCGGACTCGTGTCGAAGACCTTGGAGCGTATCAGCTTCATGCGCCAGCCGGTGCGCGAATTGTGCGAGATGGCCATGACGCTCGAGGACGACGATGAATCCGCCCGCATCCTCGAGGATTCAAAAGTCGTGTTCGCCACACCGCAATACCGGTCCGAGGCCTTGATGGCCGACGCGATGCTCAAATACAAGAAGCTCGGCTACCCCCTGCAGTGGATAGCAGAGCAGATGGGCCAGAGTCCGGAGGACATCAAACGCATCATGCGCATGGTGGACGACGAGAATCACGATCCGGAGATGGCTGAGATAGCACGAAGCCTGCAGGTCGGAGGTGCATCTGATGACGGTGACTCTGGAGAGCCTGTCGGACAGCCGCAACACACTGGCCCGACTCTGCCTGCTGGCAGTGAAGGCGGCGGACAAAACATGGAAGGGCGTGGATCCGCGACGGGTGCGTGACAGCTGGAATCGGACAAACGCCGATTTCCTAACGCTCTTCGCCACACTGCAGACCCGCGCCGCGAGCGACGCGATGGACTCGTCCACGTTGATGCTCGCCGAACAGGGCGACTACGTGCGCCCTGACGGTATTGCGAATCCCCTTGCCTTCGGGACGGGTTTCGCACCGAGCGGCATCGACCTCGAATCATATTTCGATATCCCGGTGACGCGCACTTTGTCGGCCATCAAGTCAGGCATGGGTGAATCCGATGCCATGATGGCAGGTCGTGCTACGCTTCGCCAGATGGCCATGCAGGCCATCGAGGACACGTCAATCAGCGCGATGGGCGTCAGCATCACCCAGCGTTCCGGCGTCGGCTACGTGCGCGTCGAATCACCCGACTGTTGCCCACGATGCGCCATCCTCGCCGGAAAATACTTCCGGCACAACAACGACTTCCTTCGTCATCCGAAATGCCACGGTCGCACCATCCCCTGCAAAGGCAAGGACAAGGCCGAGAAACAAGGCTGGATCACATCGCCGATGGACCGCTTCAACGGCATGAGCGAGGCGGAGCAGGACAAGGTCTTCGGACATGCCGACGCGCAGGCCATCAGGGACGGCGCCGACATCTACCAGGTCGTCAACGCGCATCGAGGCATGCGGCCGGTCGGACGCGGCAACATCAGTATGACAACGTCCGAAGGCACCAGCCGCTACGGGTGGAGCCGCATGATCCGCAAATACGAATACGGCCAACGCCAGAGGCGCAGGCTCACGCCGGAAGGCATCTACAGCTTCAACCTCCCTCGCGAGCAGACCATCGAACTTCTGAAGCGCGAGGGCTACATCCTGCCCGACAAATGGCGCGAGCAGGTGCCGGAGCTTCGCCGCAGCCAATGGCTGCACGACAACGGATACCGTCAGGGACGGCATGAGGACCTGACCGAGGCGCAGAAGCGTCTGCTCAATGCGCGGCTCCGCTACGAGGCCGCTTTGGACGGCCACAATCCCTATCAGCCAGGCAGTCCGGTCACGCCGGATGTGCTGGCGAAGGCCGAGAACTCGTATCGTCGCTGGCTTTCCAGCAACGGCGAAAAATACATCCAGTAAAAGGAAGGAAACATCATCATGTCCGATGGACAGCAGCAGGATCCGAACACCGGCGATCCGGGCGCGCAGGAGCCGCACGTCGACTGGCACGACAAGTTCCTCGGCCAGAAGAAGGTCAACACCGACCTAGAGGCGAAGCTCAAGGCTGCCTATGAGAAGGCCGACCGCGTGGACGACTTGGAGAAGCAGGTCGCCGACTGGGAGCAGCGTGGCAAGGAATTCGAATCCGCGCAGGCCACGATAGCCGGACTGCAGAAGCAGGTGCTCCAGGCGAATGTCACCGCAGCAGCGACCGGCAAGCTTATCAATCCGGGCGACGCGTTGAAGCTTATCGATTTCTCCGACCTGACCGCTGACGATCAGGGAGGATACGACCAGAACGTGATTTCCAAGAAAATCGACGATCTGGTCACGGCACACCCGTATCTCGCGCAAGGCGGGAACAAGGCTGGTCTGGCGGGAATCATCCCACCGTCAGGCGCCCGTGATGGCGATCATCAGGCGGGACAGCTTACCAGGGACGATCTGAAGAACATGACCCCGAAGCAGATCGAGGAGGCGCGCCGCAAGGGCCGTCTGGATGACCTGCTCGCAGGCCGCAGCAAGTAAGGAGGCCACCAGCAATGGCAATCACCAATTTCATTCCCGAGGTATGGTCCGCCGCCATCCTCGAAGCCCTGCGCGCGAAGCTCGTCTTCCCGAGCCTGTGCAACCGCGATTATGAGGGCGACATCCGTGAGGCCGGCGACACCGTACACATCACCGGATACGACGACGTGACTGTGCACAAGTACGTCCGCGGCCAGGCGATCACCGTCGACGATGTCAATGACAAGGAAGCAGCCGTTCTTGAAATCAATCAGTCCGACTATTTCGCCTTCAAGGTCAACGACCTCGACAAGGCTCAGGCCAAGGCGGACATGACTGGAAAGTTCACCAATTCCGCCGCCTACAACATGATGAAGAACGTGGAGAACTACATCTCCAATCTCATGGACACGGCCGTCGACACCCCGGCGAAGACCGTGTCCGTCGGCACCCCTGCAGACGCATATCTCGCCGTCGTGGAAGCCGGACGCAAGCTCGACGTGCAGAACGTGCCCGACGAGGGCCGCTGGCTTGTCGTCAGCCCAGACTTCTACGCCTTGCTGCTGCAGGACTCCCGCTTCATCGAAGGCACAGAAGCGGGCCATAATACGCTGCTCAACGGCGTGGTCGGCCAGGTGCGCGGCTTCACCGTAGTGAAGTCCAACAATGTGCCGCACAAGTCCGCCAGCCCGGACACGCAGTCCATTCTCGCCGGCACCAACGCTGCCGTCACCTTCGCACAGCAGGTCAGCAACGTCGAGGCTATGCGCATGCAGACCGACTTCGCCGACATGGTGCGCGGCCTCGACCTGTACGGCGCCAAGGTCATCCGCCCCGAGTGCCTGACCAAGATCACGCTGAACCTCTCCACCTCCACCGGTCGTTCCATGCAGGATGCCACTCAGGCCGTCGTGGACGAAACGTCCGACACCGCTGGTGATGATGCCGATAAGGCAGACACCGGCAAGAAGGGCAAGTGACCGTCTGATCGGAGGCTGACATGATCGCCTTGGCCACACTGCAGGACCTGCGGAAGTACGGCATCGACGTGCCGGACAACACCGTCGCGCTCAGCCTGCTCGACTCCGTATCCGCCGCCGTGCGCGACGCTGCCGGCTGTCCGATCACCGTGGGCGAATGGACCGTCGACCTGCCCGGCGAACAGTCGAGGAAACTTGACCTGCCATGCAGGGCGGTGCAAGCCGTGTCCAAAGTACTGGTCGATGGTCGGCCGATTGAAGACTGGAGGCTCTTCGGCTCATCGCTTTACCGGGCGGAGCCGTGGAGCCCCTTTGGCGGCATCCCGTCGACTGTGACGGTCACCTTCCGAGGTGGCTGGGATCCCGTGCCGGAGGACATCGTCAGACTGGTCTGCTCGTATGTCGCTGCCGGATTGCATCAGCTCGCGGATGGTGGCCCCGGCGCCCACTCCGGCATTGCCTACGAGAGGCTTGATGACGCGCAGGTCGGATATACGCATGATGGCACCCAGATCGACGCGACCGAATTGCCGGAAGCGACCAGACGCAGCCTGCGCAATCGCTTCGGTGCGAACGTCAGTTCGATTGGAGTGTTCCGATGAGAATCAGCGCATCCTTTCTCGCAAAGGCCAGAGCCAACGCGGAATGCCTGATGACCGACCGGTGCATCGTCACGCGCCCAGGCGTATCCGTGACGGATCCGGACACGGGACTGCCGGACACCGGCACGGAGAAAGTGTACGAAGGCCGATGCAAAGTGCAGACGTCCGGCGGTCTCGCCAGCGAACAGACCGAGGGAAGCGCCGCCCAGAACATGGGCGCCGTCAGCCTCGTCTGGTCGCTGTACATGCATTTCCCGTTCGATACCGATGGCCTTCGCGCCGGTGACGTCGCGGAGATCACCGAATCCGCTAACCCGCTGCTCAAAGGCAGACGGCTCCGTCTCGTCTCACCTCAAAGCGAGAAGACGCACGCCACAGCCTGCCGCTGGAACGCGAAGGAGGACTCATGAGTGGACTGTTCGACGCATCCGAGCTGATGGCCTTCGGAGACGCGTTGCTCGCCAAGGGCGTAGCTCGCCGCGCTTTGATCTCCGCTTCGGTGAAGAAGGGCGCGCAGAACGTCAAGAACTCGATTCGAGATGATCTGAAGGGCTCCGGCAACAGGGCTTTTCGCCGTATCCCGATCAGCTACACGCTGCAGGAATCCGCTGGACGCATCACCGCCGAGATAGGCCCCACCAAAGGCGGAGCGGGTTCGCTTGCCAACATCGCGTTCTTCGGAACGGCGAGGGGCGGTGGAACGGCGAGGGGCGGTGGAACGGCGAGGGGCGGTGGAACGCACCGGTTCTACGAGCATGGCGAGGAAGAGCTTCCGAAGCTCGCGGAATACGTGGCGCGTGCCGCAGTGGAGGGATTCTAGTGCAGTCGATAATGACCTTGTCGAACACGATTCTCGACCATGTGCCGAAACCGGCTGAAGGTTGGAAGGTGTACCGGCAGACCGCGCCGAAACCGACCGACAAGCCACCGTGGATTATCGAGACCGTCACCACGAACGGCCACATAGTCGGGGAGACGCAACACGTGCATTGCGGCATCGGCACTCTGCTGGTGCGCATTGTGAGCACCACCACCGATTCCGTCAACGTGCTGGCCGATGACCTCATGATTCCAGCCTTGGCCGGCAAACGGTTCGTCGCGCAGGGCTTCGACACCGGATGTCTGACGTTGTTCTCCGATTCCGGCGCTTATGCGGCCGGACTCACCGCAGAGGATACGGCGCTGCTTTACCAGTGCCGTCTTCTGACTTTCAAATTCAACTGGTCACGCATGTGACCACCAAAAAATATTAAGGAGGAGTCATGGTTTTGACTCTGGGAACCGAAGTTCCTTCCACGCCAGCCGATGGTCTGGTCAACACGATCTGGGTGCCGACCATCGAAAACATCCAGAAGCCGACCGCGGACGAGATCGGCGCCGGCACAGACCTGAGCAACTACGTCACTTTGGGCGGTTGGTCGTGCTCGCCGTCGCAGGATTCCATCTCCGACCAGCGTGAGAACAGCGCGCAGGATTACGAGAATCCCGGACACAAGAAGATCAGCGGCCCGAGCGTCGAGGTCATCGACAATACCAACACTTCGCATTCCCAGCAGAACGCGGCCATGGAGACGTTGACCGAGGGCGCGGAAGGCTATTTCGTGCGACGTTACGGCAAGCCGACCGATTCCACTTTTGCTGCTGGCGATACGGTGAACGTGTATGCGGTCCGTATCGGCATGAGCGCAAAGACGGCGATCGCCGCGAACAGCGTGCTGCGCAGCAAGATCCATTTCTTCGTCCAAGCTCCCGGCTGGGCGGAGAACGTGAAGGTCGCCTGATTGATTCTTCCCGCACCGGACTTTCGTCCCTTTCGCCGGTGCGGGACCCTCTTTTCTTTTTTCCGGTAAAGGAGCACGAATCTTAGAGCGAAGGAACAACAATGCTTAAAGTCACTAGACGCACGCGCGAGGTCGACATCATCCTCAACCAGCAGACCGCCGAGGACATCGCCAGATTGGGTGATGCGCTGGCCGAGGAGACCACGCGCGAGCAAGTCACGGAGGCCGGTACGAACCGGCAGGCGAAGGCCACCGCGCGGCGCATCGAAGAGCTGCGCGAACAGGCCGATGCGGAGACATTGAAGCTCACGCTGCGAGCACTGCCGGTGAGCAAGTGGGCGCAGGTATTGGCCGCGCACCGCAATGAGAACGGCACCAACGACATGTTCGGCACCGCCGCGGCGGCATTGCCGCTCATGCTTGATTCCGCGACCATCGGCGGCAAGCCGGTGGCCGACGAGGACAGGAGCGAGCAGGCGTTCCGTAATCTGTTCGACGAATTGACCGATGGGCAGTTCACGCCGCTCTGGCAGGCCATCGCCGAACTGAACGGCACCGCAGCGGACCCAAAAGCGGCATTCGACCTCGCCTCGCAGGTTCTCCGCAACTAGTCGAGGATCTTAAGATCTGCCGCCAGCTCGGCATCAGCTACAAACGTTTCCTGGGCTGGCGCCCGAGTGAGGGCGATGAGGTCGAGTGGGATGAGACGGAGCGTAATTGGATGCGGTCGCTGGCTGAATACGAACGGTCGTTGTGTCCGATGTGCGGTTTGCCGCGCGACATCTGTCAGGATCCGAAATCCGAGCTCACCATGCATGCTGAAACCAGTGTTTGCTGGGCCACTGCGCACATGCAGCAGGCCATGAAACGGTGGACTGACAACAACGGCAGGGACAATCCGGCTGCGAACGCGCTGACCGCGCACCTGACCTATTGACGTTTTTTGGAGGATGCTTTGGCTGAGAACAAGAACATCGTCATCCGGTTGATGGCGGACACCGCCTCATATGAGGCGACGATGACCCGTGCCGGAAGCACCGCGAGAACGGTCGCTTCTGGCATGGAGAATACCGGGCGCAAGTCCGCGCTTATCGCCAGCGGTATGACCGCAGCAGGTTTGGCCGTGGCCGCTTTCGGCGTGGCCGCGGTGAAGATGGCCGCAGACTTCGACCGGCAGATGAGCACCGTCCAGGCGAACACCGGCGCGACCAGCGCCCAAATGGACCAACTGCGTGCCGCTGCCATCGAGGCAGGCGCATCGACCGTTTATTCCGCTTCGGACTCCGCCGACGCGATCAATGATCTCGGCAAGGCCGGCATGAGCGTCACGGATATTCTCACCGGTGGTTTGTCTGGCGCTTTGAATCTGGCCGCATCCGATGGAATGGCCGTGGGGGATGCCGCCGAATACATGGCCAACGCGTTGAGCATGTTCCACCTGAAGGGGTCTCAGGCCTCGCAGGTGGCCAATACGCTCGCCGCTGGCGCCGGCAAGGCAGTCGGCAATGTCTCCGATTTCGGCGAGGCGTTGAACAATTGCGGAGCGCAGGCGAATAGTTTCGGCATGAACGTGCAGGAGACCACCGGCGTTCTTGCGCTGTTCGCGCAGAACGGTACCATCGGCGCTGAGGCCGGCACCCAGTTGAACAGCATGCTGATGAAGCTGGCCGCGCCGTCTACCGAAGCCGCCAATACGATGAAGGAACTCGGCATCAGCGCCTACGACGCTCAACATCATTTCGTCGGCATGGCGAAGTTCGCCGGGCAATTGCAGAAGGCCGAAAAGGGCCTGACGGACGAGCAGCGCAACCAGGCGAACGCGACCATTTTCGGCAGCTATGCAATCAAGGCCGCGAATTATCTTTACGAGGCGGGCGAGTCCGGTGTCAACAAGTGGACGAAGGCCGTGTCCGAAAGCGGCTACGCCGCCGAGCAGGCGGCTGCGAAGAACAACAATCTCAAGGGTGATCTGGAGAATCTTGGCGGTTCGATGGAGTCTCTGATGATTTCCGTTGGCGAGGGCGCTCAGGGGCCTTTGCGCAAGATGGTGCAGGGGTTGGATACGCTGGTTGACGCGTTCGCCGGTTTGCCGTCAGGCGTGCAACGGACGCTCGTGGTCATGGCATCATTGGCCGGTGTGTTCGGCGCGGTGCATAAGGCCGCGGGCAATCTCAACGGCAGCACCAGCACCATGGCCAACAACATCGGTCTGGCGATTGATCCGATTCAACGCGTCAAGACGGCGCTCGCATCCGCGCAGACCGCATTCCAGATGTTCAAGGCATCTTCGATAAGCGCTTCCGAACAGATTGATGCTTTCGGGACCTCCGCCGGCAAGGCCGAGTTGAAGACCGCTGGTTTCAAGGCGATCGGCAGCAGTGTCATGAGCCTGCTTGGCGGCCCGTGGGGTATCGCGCTGACGGTGGCCGGAGCGGCGTTATCGGCGTTCATCAGCCACCAGCAGAAGGCCAAGGAAGCCGCCGAGCAATTGCAGTCGGCTCTGGAATCCGGCAGCAACATCAGCGAAACAATCGCCTCCGCCTATCAGAAGATGAATTTCGCCGGCGCGGACATGACGCACTGGATGGGCGAGGCGAAAATCAGCCTGACCGACATGACCAGCGCCGCCATGGGCAACAAGGCCGCGACCGATAAGGTCAACGCCGCGCTGAAGGAATACGGCAAACAGGGCCATTCGCAGATGGCCGTGGCCCAGAAGATGCGCGACAGCATCAAGGACGAGGCCAAGGCATATCAGGAAGCCAAGGAGCAGACCAAGCAGAAGACCGCCGCAACCAAGAACGCCGTGGATGCGGATGGCAAGTCCGCATCGGCAGCGAAGGAAGCTGCCAATGCGAACAAGGAGCTTGGCTCTTCCGCTTCGGACGCGTCGGATGAAATCGACGACCTCGTGAAGTCTCTGTTCGGCCTGGAGTCCGGCAACCTGACTGCAGATCAGGCTGTCGACCAGCTGAATCAGAAGATCGGTGAACTGTCCGACACCTGCAAGGATAATGGTGTGGTGTTCGACCAGAGCGGGAATCTGCTTGACAGGTTTTCCGAGAAGGGCACCAAGACTAAGCAGGCTTTGGAGGACATCGCCAGCAGCGCCCAGAACGCTGCGGAGAAGATTCTCAAGCAGGGCGAGAGCACCGGTTTCAGTAGCGGTGAGATCGAGCGTGCGAACGGCGTGCTGCAGGATGCTCGTGACGCGATCATCCGGCAGGCCGAAGCCTCGGGCATGAGCGAACAGGCCGCTAACGCCTTGGCAGACCGTTGGGGTCTGAGTTCGGACAGAATCAAGGCTTCCATCGACAACATCAAGAAGACCGCCGACAACAACAAGGCGAAGCTTGATGTTGACGATTCCAAGGCCAAGAAGAAGACCAAGGATTCCGAGACCAACCTCGACAAATTCGGCAAGAAGATAGCGAAGGCCAAGCTCGACGCCGACGCGAAGAAGGCCACGGCCAGCGCCAAGAAGGCGCAGAAGATGATGCAGGCCTTCAACAAGACCCACGTCAAGGCCACACTGGATGCGACCGACAAGGCATCCAAGAAGGCGAACACCGCCTCCAAGAACATCGGAAAGCTCAACGGCAAGAAAGCCACAGCCAGACTCGACGCGAAAGACAACGCCTCGCCGAAGGTAGACAAGGCCAACGCGAAGAAACTGTCAAACAAGCGCAACACCTTGGACTCCACCGACAGGGCAACGCCGAAGACGAACGCCGCGAACGCGAAGAGGCTCAACAACAAGAAGAACACCCTCGATTCGACCGACAAGGCCGGACCGAAGGTAGATGCCGTCAACGCGAAGAAGCTCAAGGACAAGAAGGCCACAGCCTCGGTCAACGATCAGGCCACGCCGGCGCTCCAGTCCATCAACAACTTCAAAATCGCCGACAAGTCATTCACCGTGACGGAACACACGAAGAAGGACGGCGGATACACGGGCGGCATGTTCACCGACGGCACGTTCCAGCATTTCGCCGGAGGTGGCATGTTCTCAGGTTATGTGGACCCCGCGTGGGCTCCCGGCAATGGTTTGAGCGACAGCGTCTGCCTGCTCAACGCTCGTCTCGCCGCGGGCGAGTACACGCACAGGGCTGCCGCTGTCGACTATTACGGGCTTGAGACCATGCGCGCCATCAACGAGATGCGCGTGCCTCGCGAGGCGTTCATGACAAGTCACAGCATGCCGGACGTTTCCGTGCAGGTGGATACGCGTGCCGTCGTTGCTGCGATCACAAGTCTGCACAACGATCTTGGCGCGATTATCAGCGCCGCGTCCGATGATTCGACGGTCGGCGACCGTGACTTGGGGAGGTTGATCCGCAAATATGCGCGAGCTTGAATACACGTCGCATGATGGCACGGTCATCGACCTCAACGCCGATGATCTGTGGGTGGCTGACCTGCAGGGAATGCGCGGGTACGCATGGACGTACACGCTGGCCACCCGCGGCATCAAATCGGTGAGCCGGAACGCTTCGACGGCGAAAATGACCGTCCGCACCAAAACGCCAGCCATATTGGATGCCGCTCAGACAGCCTTCGATGCTGACGTGCAGGCAGCCCGGCCTGGCACGTTGACGGTCGATGGCGAATGGGCGCAACAAGCTTATGTCGTCGGTTCTTTGCTCGGTCTCGTGCCATGGCCGGAATACGCGCAAGTCGATTACACGATTGTCCTTTGCGATGGCGTTTGGCGTCGCGCGCTGCCGGTGCAGCATTTCTTTCCGATGACGGCAGGCACCGGTTCGCAGATTGACCTTCCACTGAACCTGCCGACCGATTTGGCTCCGTCGAAAATCGCTTTGACGATGCATAATCCGACAGGCAAGGCCGCTGAGTTCACTGCGGTCATTTTCGGCCCTTGCGTCAACCCGTCTTTTCAGATTGGCGGCAACACCTACGCGGTTGACGTGACAGTGCCGGAAGGCGGTCATATGTCGCTGTCGGCCACTGGATTGCGGAAGACGATAACGTTGACAGCCGAAAACGGCGACGTTTCGGATGTTTTCGACAAGGGCGTTCGTGGCAACGGCAGTGGCAGCGGCTCGTATGTTTTCGAGCCGATACCGGCAGGAGATTCACTGCTGACGGTTTCCGGCAATTATGGCATCGATTTGACCCTGTATGACGTTTCTGGAGGTGTGCCATGGCGGACGTTATCATCGCAGACAGCAAGCTGACGCCACATGCGAGCGTATCGCAGGTGACGTTGGATTGGGCTTGCGGCACCGACGAAAACGACTTCGAACTGACCATCGACGATCCGGATGCGCCAGAAATCGAACGTGGCTGGTATTTCTGGCTTGACGGCAGTGACGTGGGCGGCCGGATCATCGACCGTCGTGTAACTGTTTCCGGTGGCGTGTCCACGGCCACGTGGATCGGCCAATCGTGGACTGGCATGTTGGCGGCGAAGATATTGCAGCCGGACGCGAATCAGGATTACCTGACCGTCTCCGGCAAGCTGCCTGACATCCTCAAAAACCTCTTGAAGCGCATCGGTTTGGATTCGGTGTTCACCGTCGATTCCTCCGATGCCTCCACTTTGTCGAATTGGATGTTCCAGAATCCACGCTACGTGGACGCCTACACAGGCTTCCGCAATCTGCTCGCATCCTGCGGCAGACGCCTCGACTTCCAAGCCAAGGATAATCACATCCTGCTTGGCATCACGCCGGTCGGCATCATCGACAACACGATCGATTCCGACTTGGTGGATTTCAAGGCCGAAACCAACCGTCGCGCGCCGAATCATCTCATCGGCCTTGGCTCGCAGGAGCTCAAGAACCGTCTGGTGGTCAATTATTTCGCCGACGCGACCGGCGTGGTGAGTCAGACGCAGACGCTCGTTGGCGCCGATGAAGTATGCGCCACATACGACTATTCCAACGCGGATTTGTCCACGCTGCAATCCGAGACGAAGAAGCATCTGCAGGAATTGCAGACCGGTGGGTCGGTCGAGGTGACGTTGTCCGATGAGGTCGGCGACGGTCTGCGCGTGGATGACAAGATTGTTGCGACGGATCAGACTTCCGGCGTCAACGTCACCGCCGTGGTGACGAAGCGAATCGTGAAAATCGATTCCGGGATTTTGACTTCGACGTTCGAGGTCGGACTGCCGGTGCAGTCGGCGAACGCGAACTATTCCGGTTCTTCGCCTTCCTCTTCGTCTTCGGGTTCGGCTGGCGGCGTGTCTTTGACGGCTGGCCGTGGCCTGTCGATTTCAGGCGGCACGATCAACGCGGAGGTCGCTTCCGAGGATTTGGATGCCGTCAGGCAGGTCGCCGAGTCGGCGGACAAGACGGCTTCCGGTTTCGCGGCGCAGATCGGCAAGGCGAATCAGACCGCCGAGGATGCGAGGAACGTCGCCGATGCGGCCAAGACCGTGGCCGATAGTACCAAGTCGGGCATGATGACCGATGGCGAGCGGTCGAAGCTCGCTTCGGTCGAACGGGGCGCGAACGCCTACACTCTGCCGGAGGCGTCCACGGACGTGTTGGGTGGCGTGAGGGTGGACGGTTCCTCGATCGTGAGTGTGGATGGTGTCATCAGCGCGCATGTCGGCGACGGCGGTTCCGGGAAGGCCGTGTTCCCGGTCGGCTATGTAGTGATGAACACGACGGGCGTTGACCCCTCCGTTGATTTCGGCGGGACCTGGAGGCAGTTGCCTTCGCTTGGCTGTTTTACGTTTGAAAGGATAGGCTAGTGAAATCTGACGGTTACTCGAAGTACGTGTGCGACAAGTGCGGCAAGACCGCCTATGTCGCAGCTGGTGACACTGAGGCGCGGGAATGGTTCACCGTGCGCCGCTATTCGGCTGGCAAGGCAACCCGCATCGCGGATGATGTGACGCCCGACATCTACGAACTTTGTTCCAAATGCAATACGTCTTTCATGACGTTCATACAGAAGGATGACGAATCGTTTGAAGCATGGTTGAAGGAGGTTGAACAGTGACCATCGAACTGGTTGACGGCAAGGCCGGAGTCGCACACATCTCAAGCGAGGACAAGGCGATCATCCATCAGGCCAAGTTCTCGAAGTCCGACGTGGTGTACGACTGGGGCGACGCGTTCAAATGCTCTATGAGTTCGTCCAACAGGGCGACGATCGGCACCGGCTGCGCGTCGATACAAGGCTTGGACTGGCATATCACGGCGGCGGAATCGGTGACGATCTCCAACGGGTCGCAGGGCATGAAACGCAATGACATCATCTGCGCGCATTACCATCGAGATTCCAAGACCGGTAATGAGAATGTGGAATTGACCGTGTTGAAGGGTTCGCCGAATGCGACCGCCGCCGCCGACCCGAAGGTTCCGTCCGGGAAGATATTGTCCGGCGCGGTTGACGCATACATGCCGTTGTGGCGCATCCCGCTCGACGGCATCACGGTCGGTACGCCGGTGCGCCTGTTCACGCCGAGGGGGGCTTTGTGGGATTCCGTAACCCTGTACGACGGCGAAGGGTTCACCGTCATTAAAACCGGAACGTTGATATTCGTGAAGTTCAGCGGCACGATTGGTGCTGGCAGTTGGGATTCGAAACAGTGCAAGTACGTTCTGCCGCGAGAGTATTGGCCTCCGGTTGAAGCCAACGGCATGTGCTGCGTGTCCAACGGTCAGACCGCGCGAATGTTGATTGTTCAAGCGAACGGTGTCATCCGAATTGCTAACTTCGGTTCGACAGGCAGTAGCCAACAGTGCGCCGGAACCGTCACATACCCAATCCGCTAGCTTTCCGTAACCCCGATTCGTTTCACGAAACTGACCTCCGACCCGGAATTCACAATCAGTGGATGCGTCGTCAATGGCTTGGCGACCGTCTACTGCCGGTGGGTCAACAAAGGGACTTTCCGCAATAAGGCGTGGACTGGAGTGGCTTTGGCAAGCATGGACGTGCAGGCCACCTGCGAGGCCTTCAACATGTTCGTAGACAATTCCTATGAGGACCGGATGCAGAATCGTTTTCTGTACGCAGTGGGAAACACAGTTTCCTTCCGCACATCGTATGATGCGACCATTCCTGAAAACACATGGCATGTTGGCAGCGTATCGTTTCCAGTTGCGACCGTCTAGACAACGATATAGGTCATCGTTGTGGCGAAAAAGCCGCCGTTCTGGCTACCGCCGCGAGGTGATAAGCGTCTGTGGGTACGGAAAACTACTGCTTCGCGTCGAAGACGTGGACAGTCACGGCGATGCGATAGCTCAGCGACGTGCCGCTGGCGTTCCATGCGACAAGCTGAAATCCTTTTGCCGAATGACTGTTCGTAATCATCGAGATGTTGTTGAACGACGGCACTTTGTTTTTATCGTTGTTCATCAACTGTAATTCGACGGAGTATGAATCCCAGTTTGCCGCTTCGATCGGCAGTTTGATGTCTATTGACGTGTTCGTGTTCGGCTTGAAGATCATGGACGCGACGCAGTAGGCGTCATAGCCTCTAGGGCGCGCGATTACAACCCAGTCATCCATCTGGGTTACGGAATGCTATTAAAAATGGATTTCCACGATTCCACCTGTGACAGTAATTTCAGGACCAACGAGCAGATTGACTGTCCCATCAGGTGCAATCGATACTTGGACCGAACGTTGCAGGTATGACGGGTGGATGAATGGAATCGCCACTGTCGTTCCGGACGACAGTGTGGCTCTGCCATTCAAGGACTTGATCGCATTTGGGCTAGATACCTTACCGATTGGGTATATTCCGCCATTACTGTTGCCGTTGCCGTTGCCAAATGGGAGGGTTACGGAAAACTATTTCGCCATCCAACAGCCGTGCGCCGTGGAGTAGGCGGATTTCGGGTCGCCAAGCATCTGCACCTTCCCGTCACGCTCGACAAGCAGGCTGAAACCGCAGGATGGAAACGCGATGATGCTCATGTCGGCGAGCGGACGGAACGCTTCTGGGATGGTCTCATTCGCCGTCGAGTAGTTCTGCTGTCCACTGCCGGTGAACTTGACGTTGCCGTTGACCGTGACGATGCGACCGACGCGACACAGAGTGAGGTTGTCGTTCGTATACGGCGGCTTCCATTGCTGGGTTACGGAATGCTATCAGCAGGTCAATATGAGTTTCTGCCATGCTTTCTGCATGTCCTTGAGGACGCTCAGATCAGGCTTCAAATAATATCTGGCGGTGGTTTGGATGTCGGAGTGTCCGAGCTGTCGCGCGACCACGCTGATGTCGGTTCCGGCCTTGATTGCCAACGTGCCGAACGTGTGGCGTAGGTTGCGTGGAGGCACGCATGGCAGTTTCATGCGCTTGCACCAACTGCGGTAGTGGTTTGCCACTTGGTTCGCGTTCAGACCGCCGACCAGTCGGCCGGTCTTCGTGCCGTGGCGTAGTTCCGCCAAGCGTTTGACCGCGAACCGTGGCAATGCGACGGTTCGTCGGCTCAGATCGGTCTTCGGTTCGGTGACGGTCTCATGGCCCGCCACCCATTGTACGGAACGTTTGACGGTGACTGTGCCTCGCTTCAAGTCCAGGTCGGCCCATTCCAAGCCGACCGACTCGCAGCGGCGCAGTCCCGCGCATACGGACACCAATAGCCATGCTTCCAATGGGTGCCCGTAGAAGCCTTTCAACAGGCGTCGTACTTCCGGCGCAGTCAGTACCTGCGGCTCGTAATGGCGCAAGTGGGGGAGTCGGATTTCACGTCTGGTCACGTCATTGTCTGTGACGCCGCGCCGGTAGGCGAGTCGGAGTATCGAGCGGAACACTGCCCACGCCTTACGTGCCGCTCCGGCTTTAGCGAAGGAGTCCAACCATGATTCGATGTCCGCCACCGTAACCGAATCCAAATCAACACCACCCCACCGAGGCAAAACATGACACCTCAAAGCACTCTCATAACCAACCCTCGTACACTCACGCAACCCAGCACAAGATGGCCACCAAACCTCATCAACAAACACACCAAACAACAACACAAACACCTTCCAACAACGAAAAACCCACAAACACGACAACACCAACACAGCGCTCGCCGATGTGGGTTTTTCCAATACACAACACTAGCGACAGGAGGACAAGATGACACAAGTCAAAATCGACATCGGCAAACTCGACGCCAACGGCATCGTCGACCTGGCCAACGATCCGATCATCATCACACCAACCAAACGATTCACCACCAGCACCAAGAAAATCATTGTCAACGAACCGCTCAAGACCACGCTCGACCAGCATGGAGCCATCACGCTGAACCTACCACCAACAGGCACCGACTGGGCATACCAACTTACCGTCGGCAACGATAAATCGCCACACAACTTCAGGGTCACCTTCGACGTGCCAGACAGCGCCAATCCAGTCAGCTTCGCCGACCTCGTCACCGTCGACCCAACAACCCTCACACCAACCACCACCGGCAATCCGTTGGCTGACATCGACCAGTCCGACGTGGATTGGGCGTTGGCCGCCATCCGTAACTGAGAAAGGACAGAAAATGGCAAATCCGGACAAGTTCATCCGCCTGCGCGATTTCGCGAAGGTCATGCGCGCCCTGCGCGAGACCGACGTGGACGGCACCACCTTCCATTACGACGACGCGAAGCACGAATACGCGAACGTGCGAGAATACTACACGCAGCACCGCTCCGGCCGCATCTACGGCGTGCAGTTCCCGCGCTACTCCTTCTCACGCGTCCCCACCGGCGTGAAGACCCACGACAACGCCAACTTGTCCGTGACGGTGTCCACCGCAGCGAACGCGGGACGCGACGACTACGCATACCTCAACGCCTTCCAGTGGCGTGATGTGAACGCCACCGTGGACGAGTCCGGCGTGCCGCACATCACCGCCATCGAGGGCGACAGCCGATTCCGCCGCGATGGATCCAACGGCGATGTTTTCGTCATGGTCGCGCCCGGATACTTCCGCGTCGACGGCGACGACAACCACATCGAATTGCTTTACAGCGACGAGCAGTACGACGGCTTCGAACCGATGCCAGGCCTGCTCCTGCCAGACGGCACCGAACGTCCCTGCCTGCTCTACGCGAAATACGGTGCGAGCCTGTCCGGCGGCATTCCGCGCTCCTGGAGCGGACAGAAGATAGATGCCGGCTTCGCCTGCCAGAACGACCAGATCACCCTCGCCCAGAAGAAAGGCAAGGGATACGCCGGCCAATGCCAGCCAGACATCTTCTACTTCCAGCTCATGCTCATGCTGAAATTCGCCACCAAGGACATGGAGACCGCGCTCGGCGGATGCTTCGAGAACTACACCGCACAGGGCGCCGTCACCAAGGCTGAATCCAACGCCAAACGCGTCATCGTCTCCAAGGACACCGCCGACGGCATCCTCATCGGATCCACCATCAACATCGGCACCGACAAGGAACGCAACAACGCGGCCAACCACTCCGTGGCTGAAGCCCGCACCGTCACATCCAAGACCACCATCGATGCGACGACCGTCGCCCTCAACATCGACGGCGCCGCCATCACCACCACCACGGCCACCTTCGTGTCCACCATGCCATGGAAGACCGGAGCCACCGACTCCATCCGCGGCAGGGGAGACGGACGCCCGCAGACCGACCACGCCGGATGGCAGCCCGTCCGCCTGCAGGGCATCGAACGCGGCAACGGCATCTACGAGATCGACGCGGACGCCATCGTCAAAGCCTATGTCGCCGACGGTATCGGCCATACGGCCCTCTACCTCGTGCACGACATCGTCAAGGCATCCAAGACCAGCACCGACAATTACGCGCTCGTCGGCGAGTTCCCGACCCGCGACAAGACCAACGATGCGAGCTCCCGCTTCGCCGAGGACTTCAACGTCGTCGACGGACGCGTGTTCCTGCCCACCGGCCTCGGCGCCACCTCCAGCACCGGCCTCACCGACGCCGTCTGCGCCAACCCAGTCCAGACGCAGGGACTCCGGCAGGTGCGCCGGTTCGGCTCTCTCTGGGATGGCTCGCACTGCGGCGCGTTCCGCGCGGACCTGCACTGGGACCTGACGGGCCGCTGGTGGAACATCGGCGGCCGCCTATCCGCGCTCGGCCGCTCGAAGGCGTGAGCCAAGAGCGGTGAGGGGTGAGCGTAGCGAGGGGGCGCAAGCCCCCTCATAACCCACCGCAGACAAAACAACACATGGGACTCGGAGTGGCGCGCCTACCGTCCTTCGCGTCGTGCACCGGTTCGGCAATCTCAGGGATGGCTCGAACTGCGGCGCGTTCCACGCGAACCTGAACAGGGACCTGACGAACCGCAGGTGGAACATCGGCGGCCGCACACCTGGACAATCCTGTCGAAAACATCAGAACACTCCGATTACCGTCGGCCACGATCTGGGCCAGACGGCACGCCACGGCCAGATCCGAAAATGAAACACGAGCACGCGGCCGGTAGAGGAACCCCTCCAGCCACATCGACAGCCGCGCAAAGTCCAGATAGGAACAGCTCAAATTGAAGACATACTGCCGCCACACGCACTGCGGCACACCGGCCTTCGTCAGGAAGGCCACGGACCATTACCTGCAAGGCAAAACATCAAGACGCGACGTCGCGAGATTCCTGGAGCGGCATCCGGACCTCGACGCCATCGCCGACAAGCTCGCCGGCCAGATCGAGACCGGCAGATTCGACCACCCACGCATCCGCTACTTCAACCGCGTCGAACCCATCAGCGGGAAACACCGCGTCATCGGACGAGAGGCCATCGAGCAGCAGATCCTCGACCACGTCGCAGTGCTCGCCCTCATGCCACTCTTCGAAGCGAAGATAGGGCGATGGCAGACCGCCAGCATCCCGAACCGTGGCACCAACGACGCGAGGCGCGCCATACGCAAATGGATCCGCGAACCGTCGAGCAGGGTCTTCGTCAAACTCGACGTGCGCAAATGCTATCCATCGATCGACCGTCTGACGCTCAAGGCGATGCTCTCACGCGACGTCGGGGACGCGACGCTCCTGCGCCTCGTCTTCCACCTCATCGACTCCTACGCCGGAGCCAACGGCCTGAACATCGGAAGCTACCTCAGCCAGTATCTGGCGAACTACTACCTGTCGGCCATCTGGCACTTCTGCGAGCATGGACTCACCAAGACCCGACGGCACAGGGACGGCACCATCACGACGAGACGCCTCGTCACGCACGTCCTCCTCTACATGGACGACATCCTGCTGCTCGGCCGGTCGAAGCGTGACCTGTCGATCGCGGCCAGACGCATCACCGCCTTCGCCCATGACCGGCTCAAGCTCGAAATGCACCCGGAATGGAACATCAAGCACGTCGGCGTCGAGCCGATAGACATGGTCGGATATGTGTTCCGTCCCGGACGGACGAACATCCGGACGGGAATATTCCTCCGTGCCGGAAGGACCTTCGCCAGATTCCGCCGACATCCAAGGAACCTGACATTGGCGCGCAGATGCGCCAGCTACTACGGATACTTCATCCACTCCGACAGCGTCCTCGTGCGCCGCCGCCGGCAGGTGGACGAGACAATGCGCATGGCCAAGCGGACGCTGGCCCGCGCCAACCAACAACCAAGGAAGGAAAAAAGATGAGCAAACTCGTCACCAGCGCCACTCCGCTAGAAAAGGTCGAATACTTCCGGCGGGGCGACGGCCTTGCCGACATCTGGCTCCGCGAGGACATCAGGCAGGTCCAGCGCCTCGGCGCCGACGGCACCGAGTCCACCGAATACACGGCGCAGGAGACCTACCTGTGCCGTGACCTGACCGAACAGGAGGCTGTCGAGCAGTTCGACGGCCTCATCCGCTCGGCCGAGATCGAGTCGATGGATGACAAGGAGCGCATCGCCCAGCTCGAGCAGCAGACCGTCGACAACGCCACCGCCATCGCCGCCCTCTACGAGGCGCAGGCCACCGCGGTTTCCGCCGGCACCGAAGGAAAGGAGTGAGCGATGACAGCATTGCAGCAGGCCATGGTCGCCATCTACGTCAACCTCGTCCGCTCCGGCGCGCGCACCATCGACTCCGTCCCCAAGTCGCTGAGAGACGAAGTCCAGAAGCGCCTCGACCCATGGAGTGCGGATGACGTCGCTTGATCTCTTTTCGAGCACGGAATTCTGGACTTCGCTGCTCGTCGCGCTTGTGGGAGGCGGGGGAGTGGGCGCCATTATCGGCGCGATCTCCAGCCGTCGCAAGGACACGGCGGACATCGCCGCGAAAGCATGCGACATCCTCACGGATTCCGTCATCAAGCCCTTGCGTGAGCAGGTCGAGTCGCAGGAGGAGCAGATCCAGCATTTGGAGGTCCAGCAGCGGAAATATTTCGCGCTCACGGCCTACACCCGATCGCTTTTCCATTGGCTCCAACAGTTTTGCGAGATCGTCGAGCCCGACTTCCTTCAGAGGCATCCGAAGCCGCACCTGCCGGACGAGCTGCGCGCCGACGTGGCTCCGGAGACCGTGGAGGGCGAATGACCTTCGTCATCGCCTGGATCGGTCCCGCCGCGCTCGTCCTGCTTTTCAACCGTGGCGCCCACATGTGACGCCGCCATAACCCATGAAACCTCACGTGAAAACGTGGGGTTTCCCGTTTCTAGAGAAAGGAAATGAATGCGCAAGCACAAGCTTCCGTGGCTCAAACGCTTCCGTCTGGCGGTCACCGGCGTGGTCATGGCCATCACCATGGCCGTGGCGCCAGCCGCGATGGCCGACATGGACGGGTACGACATTTCGAACTGGCAGTGCGGCATCAACACCGCGAGCGTGCCTGCCGATTTCGTCATCGTCGGCACCACGTGGGGGTCCGGCGGCGTGTACGGCGGATGCCTGTCCAACGGCGTCAACACCGACGCTAACCGTCAGCTCGCCGGCGCCATCAACAGCGGCAAGGAGACCGGCGTCTACCATTACGCGCGCGGCGGCAACCCCGAGACCGAAGCCCGGTTCTTCGTCGACAACGTGCGTGGATACGTGCACAAAAGCGTCCTGATCCTCGACTGGGAGGCGCAGGACAACGCCGCCTGGGGCGACAAGCAGTGGCCACGCCGCTGGGCGCGCGAGGTCAAGCGACTGACCGGCGTGAACCCGATCATCTACACGATGGACTCCGGGTACTGGCAGGTCGCCGGCATGGAGACCGAGCTGAACTGCGGCATCTGGATCGCACAGTACGCCACGAACCTCGTCACCGGATACCAGACCGCACCGTGGAACCTCGGCGCGCGCGGCGAGGTCATGCGCCAGTACACGAGCAACGGCAGCCTCAGCGGCTGGTCCGGGCGCCTCGACCTGAACAGGTTCCGCGGCGACCGCGCGGCTTGGCGCAAGTACGCGAACCCCGACGACAAGGGCACGGCGAGCCTGCCGAACGTCAGGCCGACGCCACAGCCAACGACAGCTCCGACGGTCGACCTTGACGCTTTGGCCACGCGCACCATCCGCGGCGACTTCGGCAACGATCCCGCACGCCGCCAGGCGCTCGGATCCAACTATGCGGCGGTCATGGCCATAGTCAACCGGCGACTGTCCGGCAGTGGCGTCACGACGCCATCTGGCAATACCGGCTCGTATTGCGTCGTTGTGTCCAGCGGCGACACCATGGGCGCGATCGCCAGCCGTACCGGCCGTACGCCGGCCAGCGCGTGGAGCGTGCCTAGCGGCGACATCAACCGCATCTGGCCTGGGCAGCAAGTCTGCTACGGCGGTTCGACCGCTTCCAGCGTCGGTGCCCATGTCGTAACCACCTCGCACGTGGTCGCCGCGGGCGAGAGCCTGTGGAAGATCTACGGTTCCGGCTGGTATGCGGCGGCGCAGCGCAACGGCTTGCGCCCGCCGTACACAATCTATCCCGGCCAGCGGCTCCGCTGACCGGATCCCGGCTCCACGATTCTAAAAGTTGTGGAGCCGGTCTTATGCAACACTTAAGGAGGTGTGTAATGGACAAGGACACCAAGACCGAGCTCGACTATCTTCTGCCGGACAAGGCATACGAGATCCTCAAGTGGGTCGCGCTGATCGCCCTGCCGGCCGTCGCGTGGCTGGTCGGCGTGGTCGGCCAACAGTGGGGGTTGCCGCACTGCGGCGAGCTCGTGACCACGATCAACGCCGTCGGCGTGTTCGTCGGCGCCCTGATCGGCGTGAGCCAGCTTACGGCCACCAAGCCGGACGATGATTCCGGCAAAGATTAAGTGTTGTCGCGGAATCGGCGGCAACACTTAACGAAGCTTCGCACCGGACTTAACGGCAGCTTAACAGCTGTTAAGTCCGGTGCGAAGTTGCCCCTCTCTCAGTACTGCTGGGGGAGGGGCTTTTCCTGTTATTCAGTCTTGTTTTTGCGTGGGCGTCCGCCGCCGACGCCTCGGCCGGGACGCTGAGTGTTCCACCGGTCGATGGTCTCTGGCAGCCAGCCGCGCGTGCGTCCGATGGTGGCGTCCGGTTGGGGGAGCTTGTAGGCGCTGACGGCGGCGGTGCTGATGCCGAGGCGCTTGGACACGTCGGTGACGCTCAGGTATTTGATGGTCATGTCAGTCCTTCCTTCCGGCGATGAGCGCGAAGACGGCGCTGACGACGGCGCATCCGGCGGTGAGCGCGAACGGCCAGCCGAACCATGCGCTGGCGGCGGTTCCGAGCGCGAACACCGCGCTGACTATCGATTCCGTTCTCATGATGTCCCATGGCATAATCGGAGATATGGGGTTCCGGCCCCTAGGTCTGGCCGGAACCCTTGCTCACTTCCTTTTCTTCGGTTTCCGTCTCATCTCCTTGACGAGTCCGGTCACTGCTTTGATGAGGGCCGCGAGGCTCGCGACGAGAAGCGAGATGCTGGTGATTATCTCCGATGGTGTCATGTTCACCTCCTTTCCTTGATATAAACTATATTAGCGCAGTAAATAAAGTAATGCAAGCCGAAACACGAAAAACATAAGAAAAACAGCGGATTGATAGGCTCGACACCATGTAGGGTTGGAAATGGACAGAGATGGAGTCGATTACGGACCTGCCTTCACCGCTCTAGCTGCTTCACGACGTCAAAAATAGCCGATTTTCATATATTTGAGACAGTGTAGAGGTGGTAGCCTGAGTGGTAAATCATCACTCAGGCATATAAAAAGCCAATAAACAGAACGGTTTTCAGAGAATCAGCGATATTTCTTATGGCCACGTCGTTGCCGTCAATATTGAGCGTCATCTGCCAGTCCATCGACGTTCCGCGCATCGCCGTGTCTGGGATGGACGTGGAGAATGTAGACTCATCATCCGAATTGCTCCAGCCTGGATAATTCAGATTCTTGTTCGTCTGCATGTTGAAGACGCTGCGGTTCGTTTCACCGGACGACACGTAATCGGATAGCTGCACCATCCAGGAGTCGCCGTTTTCATTGGTGAGCATCAGATCATATGAATAAAATCCATCCGGCTTGATCTGGTCGTTTCCCGGTATCTCCACACCGAGATACCCGGCGTTAGTGTCGAGCTTCACGTTCGGCAATCGCGGATCGTCACCTTCGCACGATCCAGACAATCCATCCGCAAGCGGAGTACCGTCGTCACCACTATCGGAATCCTGCGAATCGGTTTCCGTATCCTGTGATTCCGTCTGACTGTCAGCGCTCGCCGATTGGCTGGACGCGTCTTGATTGCCGCATCCTCCCATCAACGCGACCGGCAGCATGACGGCGAGTGTGGCGACGATTGCTTTTCGAGTGATTCTCATCTTCTTCTCCTTCTTTTTCATGAAAGTCTACGCCTCCTCCGGCGCGCACTCACTGAAGCGTCAAGGAAAGAAGAACCCCTGCCGCAATGACGCGGCAGGGGCGTGTCATTTACTGCGCGGCTTTCGATATGAGCTCTTCCGGGCTCATATCCCACGCTTCGCAGATCTTCGAAATGTCGCTGAGCGCCCATTCCTTTTCATCTGCGACTCGCTGCCTCACATATGTCTCACCTCTTCCTATTGTTTTCGCAAGTTCCCTACCCGACATTCTGTGGATTCCCATTTCGGATCTTATGGCCTTGCTCACCTGCAGACCGAATGGGCTTACTTCTAGTTTTTTGCTACCCACATCTTTCATTATAGCGCGCAATTTCGCGGCCGCGCGAGCGGGTGAAACGAAATGCGCGTGTTTTGATTTGACAGTGCGCGCAATTTCGCGCATAATGTGGTCTGTCAAGGAGGAAACATGACATACGGAAACATCAACGACATGGCATCGGCGAGGATTCGTGCGGTCATGGCCGCTCAGAACATCCCGGTCGCCAAAGTGGCTGAAGTCTGGCACCAATCAGTCGACATGGCCAGCCGCCGCATCAACGGCACCGTCGAACTCAAACTCGGCGAAATCGACGCCTTCGCCGCCAACACCGGCTACAAACCAATCGACTTCCTCGCCGACCGATTCGAAATCAAGATGCCGGCGCTCGCCGACGTCGCCTGAGAAGGGACGCGCCATGCAGGAATCAACCACCATCGACCAGCCACTCCTCGACCCCGTCGCGCTCGCCCATGAAATCGCGAAGGAAGCCGTCCGGCAGACGGCATACGCGCCACGCTGGGTCAGTCTCAAACAGGCCAGCGCGATGCTCGGCGGCGTCGACAAGAAGACCCTCCGCAAATGGGCGAGAGCGGTACGGATCAAGATGCGCCAGCCAAGCGGATACCACGGCAAGGTCATGGTGTCCGTCGCATCCATTGAAGAATTCGATGCCAACGCCGGGACGCGCCGGCGCTAAGGAGGCAAACATGCGCAAGGAATCCAAGCCGAAAGACCACTCCGCCGTCATGGTCATCCGCGACCACAAGTGCGGAGCCGACGTCAAGGCCGCGCGAATCAGCATCATCACCGACGAAGGCCACCTCGCCGGAGTGACCATCAGCCGCGCAGCGCTCGAATCGCTGCAGATCAGCATCGGCCGTCTGCTGCGCGAGATGGACGAGGAGGAATCATGACCAAGCTCGCACACGCCATCCTCTGCCAGCTCGTCGCCGCCATCTGGATCGCCGCCATCTGGGTGCTGTACTGCACACCGGCGTGCACGCATCCCATCGAACACCTCATCGCCGCGCCGATCGCGGTGCTCATCCCCGCGGCCGTCGTCACGTGCCGCATCTTCTCGGATCCCCGCGTCATGCGATGGCTGGAGCAGCAGAAGTGAAGGACTTGGATGGCTCCGCTCACATTGCGGCATGGACGTGTCTCGTCATGCGCGTCCATGCGGGAGCCACCCAACCGTCAAGGGAAAGACGCTAAAACCGTCCGGACGGGTCATCTTCTTCTTCTCCTCCCGTCCGTCCCGCCGGAGCCCGCGACAGGATGCGGGTGCCATGGATCGGCGCTCCGACAGCGCCGGCGGATGGATGCGCGGTTCGATTCCGCGCTCCGGCACGACATCCAATCCAATCCCAAAGGAGGCACACGATGCCAAGCAATGCAGCCAGGCCGGAAGGCGAGCGGTGGTTCGAATGGCCACTCATGCCGACCAGCATCGGCATGACGGCGGCAGAGCTCATCAGCGAATTGTACGAGACCGTATCCGCGCTCAACCGCGACCGCAGCTGGAATCTCACGCTGGTCGCTCCGGCGCGCTTCGGAGACATCATCATCGACCGCGAGGCCGGATGCCTCCGCGCGAAATGCGCATGGAAGGCCAAGGATCCCAGCCAGCTCGGCCCGGAGCCAGCCGGATACGTGAAGGGAGCCTGACATGGCCATCGGAGAGACCGTCATCACCATCATCGGCAACCTCACCTCGGATCCGGAGATCAGGACCACCAGCCAGGGCGCGCAGGTCGCCAGCTTCACCATCGCCAACACGCCGCGCAACTTCAACAAGCAGACCGGCCAATACGAGGACGGTTCGACACTCTTCATGCGATGCTCCGCCTGGAACGAATTCGGGCAGCATTGCGCCCGCTCCTTAGCCAAGGGCATGCGCGTCATCGCCCAGGGCAGACTCCAGCAGCGCTCGTATCAGGCGCAGGACGGCTCGAACCGCACCGTCGTGGAGCTGCAGGTCGACGAGCTCGGCCCATCGCTCCGGTACGCGACGGCGCAGGTCCACCGCATCAGCCGCCAGGACGGCCCCGTCTACGGCAACCCCGCCTCTCCACGGCCGACGACCGTCAACACCGGCGCCGGCGGCTGGAGCCAACAGCCGTAGCAGACGCAACAGCCCGCGCAACCGGCTCCGCCTGCGGATGATCCGTGGAGCGCGCCGACAGACGGCCAGTCATCATTCGGAGAATTCGGCAAGGCCGACGGCGAGCCGGACTTTTAAGGACAAGGAGCATCAATGAAAGCCACAGAACAGCAGGCGCTCATCCCGCAGGAAGCCACACCGGACCTGCTCATCGACCTCATCGGCAAGACGCAGCAGGTCACCAAGGCCGCGGCCGTCGTGCTCAAGGCATGCCGCGCATGCATGGACACCAAGACCAAAAAGGAGCACATCGACAAGTGGGGCGGCATGCACGCCATCACCGAGGTCGTGTACGACTGCGCCGACCTCGCCCAGCGCATCCTGGACGCCGGTCTGGCCATGGAGAGCATGTGCGCGAAACCCGCCTCGTCACGGCAGATGATCCTCATCGACGACCTGCGCCGCAGTCTCGACATGGACGATGGCGACGTGGAGGCGACCGTCGATCCGGACACCGGCGAGATCGACTGAACCACAGGAAGGAGAAGAAGAGATGTGGTTTATTGTCGACGACCAGATGGCTGACGACAGGCGCATAAAACGCCTGCCGCTCGCCACCGTGGGACTGTGGATCAAGCTGTGCGTCATCCACTCCAAAGGCGTCTCGATGCAGGCCAAGGACCCGGCGGCATACCCCGGCCACTTCGACGAGCTCGACCTCAAGGACGCCGGAGGCACCATGAAACAGCTCCAGCAGCTCATCGACTCCGGCCTTATGGAGGAGCACGACGGCGGATGGCGTCCCGTCTACGCCGAAGGCATCTGCAGGGAGCCGCGAGTGTTGACCGAAGAGCAGCGCGAGGCGCGCAGAAAGGCCGGAAGCAAGGGAGGACGCCGCAAGGCGGCCAACCAGAAAGCCAAGCAGACGTCTGGCGACTTGCCGGAAAACAGCCAAGCAAACGGAGAGCAAAACAGTAGCGAGACAGGTAGCAAACCGTCTAGCAAGTTGCTAGAGGACAGCCAAGCAAAAACATGGCATAAAACCGATACCGATACCGATAATCCCTCTCCGACCCCTCCCGCCGGCAAACCGAAGCAACCCGCCACGCCGGAATCCGGCTTCGACCATTTCGCCGAAGCCTATCCCGGATCCATCGGCGCGAAAGGCCGCAAGACCGAAGCCGAAGCCAGAGCCCTGTATGCGGCCATCGCCGGAAACCCCGTCGAACTGACCCGACTCCAGACCGCGCTCCGCCGCTACAAGCGCGCCGTCAACGACGGCCAAGTGCCACAACGGCAGGTCCCGCGACTCGCCACATGGCTCCGCGACCAATGGCAGACCTGGGCTCCAGAACCAGCCACAAGCCAGCCACGCCACAACCACACCTGGAACTGCAACCACGTCCACCAGCTCATGGACCCCCACGAAGACGAATACGACCACACCGGCAGCCTCCGCGAAGGACACCCAAGCGAATGGTGGCAGGCATGCCAGGCATGCGCAGACGAACTCAACAACCGACAAGAAACCAGCAAGGAGAAGCAATGAGCAACTACCAAAGCAACGAAATCAAGCTCATCAACACCAGCCTCATCGACCCCCACCCGGACAATCCACGAAAGCAGATCGGCGACGTGACCGACCTCGCGGCCAGCATCAAAGCCAACGGCCTGCTCTCGCCGCTCTCCGTCGTACCCAACGGCGAGCGCTATCGTGTCATCGCCGGCCATCGTCGTCTCGCCGCATGCAAGCAGGCTGGCACCGGAGCCGTGCCGTGTTTCGTGCTTGACTTAGACCCGTTGCAGCAGTTGGAGGCCATGGTCACCGAAAACTGCCAGCGCGAACAGCTCACCGTCCTCGAGGAGGCCGACGCCATCCAGGGCATGCTCGACCTCGGAGCCACCACCGCCAGCGTCGCCCACCGGCTCGGCCGAAGCGCCGACTACGTGCGTGACCGCGCCAAGGCCGCCAGCATCAAGACCGAGGTCAGAGCATCCCGCGACGATTTCGGCCAGATCTCCATCGGTCAGCTCGTGGCCATCGCGCGATACGACGGCCAGCCGGACAGGCAGAAGAAGCTCGCGCAGGCGGCCGGCACCTCGAACTTCGACTACATCCTCCGCAACATCGAACGCGACGACAGCGACCGGCAATGGGTCGAATCGGTCGCCGCGCTCCTCGGGGAGCCCGACAACGGCATCAACCTCATCCCCGACCCCGAAAAGCCCTACAGCGACCCGGAATGGCGATACGCCGGCTGCATGTTCCCATCCACCGGCACCCCCGAAGAAGCCATCGAGAAGATCCGCGAACAAAACCACGCAGCCGTATCCATCCACACGGTCTCGCAGCAGGTCTACCTCTGGTCCCGCCGCGACAAGACCGCCGACGCCGAAAAGGAAGCCCGACGAGCCGCCGAACAGGCCGAACGCGACGCCCGCCGGCACGCGCTCGAGGAATACGCCGCCGCATCCGCGGACAAGCGCATGGCATGGCTCCACGCCAACCTCTACGGCATCAAACGCGACAAGCTCATCGAAACCACGGCCCGGCTCGGACTCCTGCAGATCATCGACCCCTTCCCAAACGGCTTCACCGACGCCCTCACCAGCTGGAACGAACACAGCGGCAGCCGCAAGGAATACGAGAAGATCAGCGGCATCACAGCCGAAGACGCCCCCACGGCCGCGCGCATCAGCCTGCAGACCGACGACTGGCCACTGGAAGCCGTGACCATCCTCGCCGCACGCATCGAATGGTTCATCGACCCGACCGACTGGACCACCGTCAACGACACCAGCAGACGCATCCCCGGCTACTACCAAATCCTCCAAGACCTCGGCTACACGCCCGCCGACGACGAAACCAGCCACCTCGACCAGCTCGCCGCCGCCATCAGCGAAGCCGACGAAAACGAAGAAGACGAGGAGAACAACCAATGACCAGGGAACAACTCGACAAACTCGCCCAACTCCTCACCGACACCGCCCAGACCGCCAGCACAATCGAACTGCGAGCGCTCGCCGGCGGCAGGGCGGATGACGGCATCGTGGCGATGGCGGCCGGGTTGAGGGCCAATTGCACTTCGTGTTTGGTGTTGGTTGACGGTCTGATGCAGGAGGTGGTGCGTTGTGAGTGAGTTTGCTGATTCGAAGCGTGCCGCTTTGGAGCGGCAGGGTTGGCATTGCCTGCGTTGCGGGACGAACATCCATGATCCGTCATGCTGGCCTGGACGTTCCGGCCATCACCGTCAACTGCGTCGGGCGGCGGATCCGGATGTGAGGCACAGTCCGGCCAACATCGTCGAGCTGTGCGGTTCGGGCACGACCGGCTGCCATGGGTGGGTCCACCAGCATGTGGCCGAGGCCGAACGGCTTGGACTGATCGTCCCGCTCGGCATAGATCCTCTCTCCACCCCAGTGCGCGACTGGCAGGGGAGATGGCTCTGGCTCAACCAGGACGGCACGGCCACGCCATTGACCATGCGCGAAACATTGACAATTCAAACGGAAGGAATGACAAATGCACGAGAATAACGGCAAACCGGAGGCGCTGCTGTGGATCGACTTTGAGACCACAGGCGTGGACAGGCGCAAAAGCCTGCCATTGGAGATCGGTATGGAATGTACCGACATGCTGGGCGAACAAAAGTTCGGATCATTGTCCCGCATCATCCGCCCGGACAGACTCGACCTCCTGTCCATGAGCCCCGTCGCCTTCTCCATGCACACCGACAACGGCCTGCTGTTCGAACTCATGGGAGGCTCCGTGCGCAATGACAGCATGGTCGTCGTGGCCAACGCCGTGGAGGAATTCCTTGACTCGCTCTCCCAGCGCTTCTCCCTCGTCCCCGCGGGGACCAACGTGGACTTCGACCTTGACTTCCTCCGCCGACTCAACCTCAACCCTGACGCGTGGCTCACCTACCGCAAATACGACATGGCCACCATCCGCCGACTCGTCACCGTGCTCGGCGCCCCGGATCCATACCAGGGCGACAGCGGCCCGCACCGGGTGAAATCCTGCATCGCACGCGACATCAAAGACTACAAGGCCATGCTCGAGACACTCGCCGTCAAGACGGGAGACCACAAGTGAGAAAGACCATCAGCCACCTCGCCGACCGGCTCGGAGACGCCATGGCCACGCTGTTCACCCTCCTCGCGCTGCTGCTCATCCCGCACGCCGTCATCAGGGCGATCATCGGACAGGCACTCCACCAGTGGACACCAATCACGTGGCTCGCCATCCACACCGCACTGACCATCGCGGCGCTCGCCACCAGCCTCGCCAGCTACGCGATCGCCGCACTGCTCGCACCGCCAAGACCGGAGACCTACCAATGACCGAAGACCAGCAAGACCAGCTCGTCATCAGCCTCGACACGCAATACGCCGTCGCGCACGCCATCTACAACCGATTCCACGCCAACGGCCACCGCAAACACCTCACGTGGGAAAACCTCGACGACGACGGCCGCGAACCATGGCGCCTGATAGCCAAGGACGCGATCACCGAGATGCTGGCCAGCCCGGAGATCGGAGGAACGGCATGAGCCACACCGCAATAATCCTCCTGGCGCTCGCCTTCCTGATCGGCTGGATGGGTGGCCGGGAATGAGCATCATCGTCCCATTGCACAAGTGGCGGTCGGCCGACCCGGCCATCCTGATCGGCCGCCGCTGCATCGCCCGCACCGACCAGGACGTCATCATCGACGGCCGGCTCGAACTCATCCGCCGGCCGGACGGCACCGCCACCCTCCGCTTCCAAGGCATCGGAAACGACATCATCGACCATGATCCGAACACATGTTCCAACGGCATGAGCGACGGCATAAGAAGCCTCGCCATCTACGGAAAGGAATGAAATGCACACCGTCAGAATCGCCACCAACCCACGCAAATGGCGCAGACCCGCACCCTGCCCGGCATGCCGACAGTCACAGCCGCTCATCCTGACCCTCGGCGCCATCTACAAACTCCGCACACGCAAACCGGTCAACACCATCTACGGCTGCATCTGCCCCAACTGCCGGCACAAATGCATCCTCCACGTCGACGGCAGAAGCCTCAACAAAGCCATCCGCCTCTGGAACCACCACGCCAGCCACCATCAAAGGAACGAACAATGAGAAACACCATCTGCGCCACACTTACCGCCATCACCCTCACCCTCTGCACCGCGCTCGCAGGATGCGGAAGCGCGTCGGAGCCTTCCACGCCAGCGCATGCGGTCCGGTCCATCGACTCGCAGTGCTCCGCCGAGGCCGACGTATTCACGGAATGCGTCATCACCCTGACCGACACGAGGAAAGTGGACTGCGTCGTCTACTCGGACTACAAGAAGGCCGGCCTGTCATGCGACTGGAATCACGTCAGCGGAGCGGACGAGGAACCACGATGAAAATCACCCCCCAGGACGGCGCCGTATGTATCGCACCAGAGGACGACGAGGAACGGCAGGCGTGCGAAATCGCCGTCAACGCCCTGCTCAGATGGTCGGCGGAACACGACAAGGAAAAGGAACAACAATGAAAGACAGTGAAGCAGACATCGCCATCGGCGTGCTCAACAAACTCATCGACCAGGAACTCGAAGCCGTCCGCGCCGCGACAAGGGACGGCAATACCCCTTTCGGCGGCTACGCCCAGACCCGACACAACGCCTTCCTCTACGCCAGGGACGAGATCAGGAAGGCGCTCGCCGCCGCCGTGGATGAAAGGGGTGCGGAGAATCCGTTCCTGCCCCAGCGCGACGAGCTGGTCACGCAGGATATGCACACCTGCGATCTGTGTGGCAGGCGGGTGTCCAGTCCGGTCTATGCCCTGCATCTTGCCTATATGGATCAGGCGAAGACCGCTTCGGAGGTGTGTGCCGACTGCATGTGGCGGATGAAGTTCCAGCCGGTGAGGGCCATTTCGTTGGACATGTACCGGCTGTTCGAAAGGTGGCTGGACGAGCAGAAGGAGACGGAGCAGTGAGTTGGAAATTTAAGGTAGTGCCGCTCACATACACGACCGACAGGGACGCATGGACGCTTACGCTGAACAACGCCGGAACGCTCGAAAGCCTGCTTTCCGAGGGGTGGAGTGTGGTGCGGACCGACGTGCTGCCTGGACTCAATGGGAAAGGCGAGTACAAGGTGCCGCCGAACACATGCTTCGAACCGT